CCTCGTCCCCCGCACCCTGTCCCTGCTGATCCCCACCGCCGACCCGCCCACCGAGGTGCGCCTGTTCCGCCCCGGCGCGAACGACACCGAAAAGGGCGTGTTCCACTTCACCCCCGACAGCGCCCGCCTCGTCATGGAGGCCGCCGCCCGCTGGCAGAACGAATACTCGTTCGACTACGAACACCAGGCGCTCCAGCACCCGCCCGTCGAGGCGCCCGCCGCCGCCTGGTACCGGCTGGAAGTCCGCGACACGCCCGACGGCCCCGAACTGTGGGCGGTCGGCATCCGCTGGACCGACCGCGCCCTGGAGCGCCTGCGCGCCCGCGAGTACCGCTACATCAGCCCCGCGTTCGTCACCGACGAGGACGGCCAGATCGTCGAGTTCGTGAACGTCGCCCTGACGAACCTCCCGGCCACCCGGAACCTCCCGGCGCTGGTCGCCTCCCGAACGAACCCGCCCACGGGCGCCGCTGGCGCCAGGAAGGAAGGCCGCATGAAGGCACTCATGCGCACGCTCGGACTGACCGAGGACGCCAGCGAAGCCGCCGCGCTGGAGGTCGTCACCACGCTCACGGCGCATCGGGAGGTGGTCCAGCATCTCGCGCGCGAGGTCCCGGAAGGCGCCGATCTCCTCGGCACCGTCCTGGCCTGGCGCGATGGCGCAGCCCGCACCGAAGCCCTCGCCGCCCGCACGACCGAACTGGAGGCCGAGATCGAGAAGCGCGACCGCGACACCGAGGCCGCCGAGGTCGAGCGCCTGACCGCGCAGGGACTCACCGACGGCAAGATGACGCCCGCCAGCCGCGACGCGCTGCTGAAGGCGCTCACCGACGCCAACGGTCGCGTCGACCCCGCCCGCCTCCGCGCCTACCTCGACGCCGCCCCCCGCGTCGTGCCGACCTCCGCGACCGCCGCGAAGGAACCCGCCCGAGGCGTCAACGTGACGCCCGAGCGAACCGAGTGGGAAGCCCTGAGCAACGTCGAGAAGCACGCCCTCGCCGTTACCGATCACGACGAGTTCGTCCGCATCCTCACCGACCACCGCGCCGCGCGCGCGGCCTGATAGGAGCCTGACGCATGGCGACCACCATCCGCTCTGATCTGATCGTCCCCGAAGTCCTGGAGGACGCCATCCGTGGCGAGTTCGCCGGGATGCAGGCGCTCTACGGCACCGGCGCCGCGGCGGTCAGCACCCGCGGCTGGCCCGGCGGCCGCGGCGGGGACACCATCAAGATCCCCTACTTCGGCACCATCGGCGATTTCGAGGATCTGGCGTCGGACGAAGGCGCCGGGGGCGCGCTGCCCGCGCTGACGCCCGCGAAACTCGCCATGACCAGCGAGACGGCCACCATCGCGCACTCGGGCAAGGCGTTTGAGATGAGCGAGTGGGCGCGCATGGCGGCCATGTACGCCGACCCCTACGCCGAGGCGGCCCGCCAGTTGCGCGTCGGCCTCCAGCGCCGCGCCGACGCCGCCCTGATCGCCGAGGGCCTGACCAGCGCCCTCGTCCACGACATCTACGACAGCGCCACCGTCGCCAACGGTCGCCTGACGTGGACGGAACTGGTGAAGGCCCGCTACCTCTGGGGCGATGAGCAGGACGACATCGCGCTGATCGTCGCGCACTCCGACGTGGTCCGCGACTGGGAACTGGAGGTCGACCTGAACGGCCGTCCCCTCTACCAGGCGCCCGGCCAGGCGCTGAACACCGGCGCCCTCGGCGCCGTGAACGGCATCCCCGTGATCCGCTCGGACAAGTTGACCAAGACCGCCCTCTACGGCGGCGCTGGCACCACCACGGGCTACGAGACGCTGCTGGTGAAGCGCAACGCGCTGGCGTTCTGGATGCAGGGCGACGCGCCCGTCCAGACCGACTCCGACATCCTCAGCGACTCGGCGGTCGCCGCGGTCCACATCTACTGGGCGGCGCACCTGTACCTCCGCCCGAACGGCGGCACCAAGTTGGGCGCCGTGAAGATCGTCCACAACGTCGTCAACTGATCCGCGCATGACCTGACCGCGGCCCGCCTGCCCGACCTGGGCGGGCGGGCCGCCCACTAGGAGGCCCCCGGTGGGGATGCTCACCTTCAGGCGCTACCGGCAGCAGAAGGCACGCGCGATGGCGGACGCCGAGAACGACGCCCTCGCGCACGCCCACGTCGCCGCTGTGGCCGCCACCACGCCCTCCGTGCCCCTCCCGGACACCTTCCCCGCACGCGACCTCCTGGCGGCCGCCCCGGTGCCCTACGTGGCGCTGGAGGACTTGTACGGCGCCACCGAGGCGGAACTGGTGAAGGTGCCCGGCATCGGCCGCAAGACCGCCGAGCGGATCATCGCCGCCCGCGACGCCCTGGAGGCCGAGGCGTGATTGCCTACCTGACCCTGACGCAACTCGACGAGACGCTGACCGGCGACCTGCTGGAGCGCGCGACGATGGTCCAGCGGCAGACCGCCATCGAACGCGCCAGCGCCGACGCGAACGGGTACCTGCGCGCCGCCGGGTACACCGTGCCGCTGGCCCTCGACGACGTGCCCGACGAACTGCGCGGCCGCATCGCCGACGTGGCGCGCTACCGCCTCGCCGTCGTGCTGCGGCTGCTGCCCGAACCCGCCAGCACCAGCGCCCTGTGGATCGACTACCAGGCCGCCGTCGCGTGGCTGAAAGAGATGGCCGCCGGGCGCGTGACGCTCGACCTGCCGCTCGCCACCGACGCCGCCGAGCCAGGCCAGCCGAGCATCAGCACGAACGTCGGCCGCCGCTGGGACCTGGGGTTCTGACGTGTTCGTCCCCGCGAAGGGCGAACCCCGCTCCACCGCGCTGACCCTGACGGTCGACGTGAGCCTCGGCATCCTCCAGAAGCGCCTCACCGAGGCCGCGCAGGTGTACGGCAACCCGCGCGCGCCGCTGCGCATGGTCGGCCAGATGATCGTCGACGACATGGCCCGCCCCGCGTTCCGCAACCAGGAGTCGCCCGACGGCGTGCCCTGGCCGAAGATCGCGCCGTCCACCCTCGCCCGCCGCCAGCGCGAAGGGCGCCGCCAGACGAAGGCGCTCCTGATCACCGGCGAACTCCGCAACTCGTTCACGTACCGGATCGAGGAGGGCGGCAACGTGCTGGTCGTCGGCAGCCCCCGCCGCGACGCGGTGTACCACCAGGGCGACGATACGCGCCCCAGGACGCTCATCCCTGAGCGCGCGATGCTGCCGAAACCGAAGGCCGGGTTCTTCCAGCCGCACGTCTTTGAGCGCATCCTGACCACCCTGCAGGACGGGATGCTGGAGTTGGCGCTAAAGAAGATGGCGCCATGACCGACCCCAGCCTGATCGCCACCGCCCTGCGCGACATCGCTGCCGCGGTGCCCGGCATCCGCGACGCGCGCCTCGGCCTGAACAGCCTCACGACCACCCCCGCCGTCGAGGTGTGGCAGACCAGCGGGCAAGTCCAGCAGCAGCGCGCCGCGCCCACCGATCAACTCCTGGAGCGCCACGACCTGCAGGTCCACATCTACTCGGCCTTGCGCGCGAACCAGGACGACGACGAGGTGCTGCTGGCTGGCCTCGCCGCCGCGTTCGTGAACACCGTCCACGCCGCCGGGTTCGACTACACCCTCGGTGGCCTCGTCGAAAACGTCCGATGCACCCGCTACGCGTTCGACCTGATCGAGCGCAACGGGTACGCCTACCGCGTCGTCGCGGTGGAAGTGGAGGCCGGGGAACTATGAGCAAGCGCAAGACGCCACCCCCACGCGCGTTCGTCTACGCGCCGACCCCGAGCGCGTTCGTGCCGCGCCTGCGGCCCGGTGCTATCGTGAGCGCCGCAGACGCGCAGGAGGCCGAACGCCTCGCCGCGCACCCCTGCTTCAGTCCCGCCCCTGAAGCCGACACCACCCCCGAGCCGACCGGCTCGACCCTTCAGGAGGACTGAGCATGGCTACCGGCATTCAGGGCTACATCGGGATCGGCAAGGAAGTGACCTGGGGCACCCCGGTCGCGTCGACCGTGTTCGTCAGCGCCACCGAGTCGATCAGCGAGGAGCGCGGCCGCCTTCGGGAGGCCATGACCTTCGGCACCCGTAGCACGCTGCCCGCCATCGAAGGCCGCACGCGGATCAGCGGCAGCATCAGCGGACTCCACGCGCGCCCCGGCGCCCTCGGGCACCTGCTGCGCGCCGCCGTCGGTGTGCCCGTCACCAGCGGCGTTGGCCCGTACGTCCACGTGTTCACCCCGACCACCGACAAGTTCAGCGCCGAGGCGGCGCTGCCGCCCTACTCCGTCACCGTCGAGCGCGGCAGCCTGCGGCACCGCTACGCGGGCGGGCAGGTCACGCAGTTGACCCTCCGCCAGCCCGCCGACGACGCCCTCACCGTCGACGCGGAGTTCCTGTTTCAGGACGTGAGCGATGTCGCGTCGGCCGAGACGGTCGCGCTGGAGACGAACCCGCGCTTCATCTTCCGGGACCTCGCCATCACGAAGGACGCGGTCGCGTTCCCGTACGTCGAGGACTTGACGCTCACCATCGCCAACAGCCTCAGCGGCGAGGAAGTCCTGAACGGCACGCGCGAGATCGCCGCCACCGACTTCGACGACAAGTTGACCGTCACGCTCGCCATGACGCTCACCTTCCGCGACGCCAGCACGTACGCCGACTTCCGCGCCGCGACCACCGCCGCGTACGCGCTGACCTGGACGAGTGGCGCGAACGTCCTCGCCGTCGACCTGCCGAAGGTGCAGATCGACTCCTGGGGCGCGCCGATCAGCGGCCCCGGCCGCCTCACGGTCGACGTGACCGCTACCGCCGAGTTCGACTCGGTCGCGGGCTACGAGGCCGAGATCACCCTGACGAACACCACCACGTCCTACTGACCCTCGGAGGCCCGTCCATGAGCAACGCCGCCCTGCTGCGCAACCTGACCCGCAAGACCGTGGTCCTCCCGGCCGCCACCCGCCTCGCGCGGGCGGCCGGGAGCATCCCCGCCACCGACGACCTGACCGTCACCATCCGCAAGGTGAAGGTCGGCGAGGTCGTCGGCATCGTCCCCACGCCCCCAAGCGTGTTCCGCCTCGCCGCCCTCCAGGCGACCGAAGGCGAGGACCCCACCCTCGCGCGGCAGCGGATCGAGCAGGCGCTGACCGACGACCCCGCCCTCATCCACGACAGCCAACGGCAGACGCTGGATACCCAGCGCGCCATCATCGCCCTCGGCGTCACCAGCGAGCGCGTGGTCCTGGAGGCCACCGACGACCCCGACAGCATGACGCCCGAGGACTTCGGCGACGACTTCACGTACCTCCACGACGAGATCGTCCGGTGGTCGAGCCTCCCGTACGCGCGGCTCGGGGGTTCCGCGCTTGGCACGTTTCCTGACGAGCCGGTGGGCGGTGGTGCTGAGCAGGATGGCGAAGCACTACGGCACGACCCCGAGCCGCCTGCTGAGTAGCGACCTGGGCGACTGGTCCGTCGACTTTGAGTGCTGGCAGGCGGACATGCGCGACCAGCAGATCGAACGCCAGAAGGCCGAGCGCGGGCGCGGGCCACGTAGCGCGGCCCCGCCCGACTGGCCGGGCTAGACGGAGGGGCGAATGGCGCGAGCCAACGAGGTACAGATCGTCCTGCGGGCGGTCGACGAGGCGAGCGCCGCCCTGCGGGCCGCCCGCGACGGCCTGAGCGAGATCGAGACGCAGGCGAAGCGCAACAGCGCCGCCATGCGGTCCTCCGCTCAGCGCATGGAGGCCGACCTGCGCCGCCTCGGGCGCACCATGCAGACCGTCGGGCGGAACATGAGCCTGTACGTGACCGCGCCCATCGCCGCCATCGGCACGATCAGCCTGAAGGCCGCCGGGGACTTTGAGGCGAGCATGAACCGGGTCGGCGCCATCAGCCAGGCGACCGGCCAGGAGATCGAGGCGCTGGAGAGCCTGGCGAAGGACCTCGGCGCCACCACGCAGTTCAGCGCGACGCAGGCGGCGGACGCGATGGGGTTCCTGGCGATGGCCGGGTTCGACGCCAACGAGGTGCTGGGCGCCCTGCCCGGCACGCTGCAGTTGGCGGCCGCCGGGCAGATGGACCTCGCCGAGGCGGCCGACATCGCATCGAACGTGCTGACCGGGTTCCGCCTGGAGGCGGCGGAGTTGGCGCGCGTCAACGACGTGCTGGCGAGCGCGTCGATCAACAGCAACACGAACGTCGCGCAGTTGGGCGAGGGCATGAAGTACGTCGCGCCCATCGCGTCGGGCCTCGGCGTCAGCATCGAGGAAGCCACCGCGGCCATGGGGTTCATGAGCGACGCGGGCCTGCAGGCGAGCCTCGCGGGCACCGGCCTGCGGCGCATCCTGTCGACCGTCGCGCAGGACGCGGGCAAGTTGGGGATCACCGCGTTCGACGCCGCGGGCAACCTGCTGCCGCTCGCCGACATCATCGAACAGTTGGAAGCGCGCAGCCTCACCACCGCCGAGGCGCTGGAGTATTTCGGCGACCGCGGCGGCCCCGCGCTGGAGGCGCTGCTGTCGCGCGGGTCCTCGGCGCTGCGCGAGTTCACCGGCGAACTGGAGGACAGCGGCGGCACCGCCGAGCGGATCGCCAACGCGCAGATGGAGGGTCTGAACGGCGCCCTGAAGGAGTTTCGGAGCGCGCTGGAGGCCGTCGGCCTCGCCATCGCCGACTCGGGCCTGCTGGAGTGGGCGACCGACCTCGTCAAGGAGGTCGCGGCGCTGCTACGCGGGCTGTCGGAGACGAACCCGGAACTGCTGCGGGTCGGCACCATCGCCGCGGGCGTCGCGGCCGCCATCGGGCCGCTGCTGGTCGCCCTCGGCGGCATGGTCCGCCTCGCCGCGGAGGCGCGCACGGGCCTGCTGCTGCTGCGCGGCGCGATGCTGCTGGTCGGCGGCCCCGCGGGCGCCGCCGTCCTCCTCGGCACGGCGCTGGCGGCGCTGGCGTGGAAGTTCCGCGGCCGCGACGACAGCCTCGACAACGCCGTCGCGGACGTGCAGAAGGCGCTGGCTGGGAACGACAACACGAGCCTGCTGTCCGCCCTCGACCGCGTCGCGGAGTTCGTCGACGGCGAGGGTAAGACAGCCCTTCAGGCGCTGCGCGACGACCTGGCGGAAACGGGTGACGCGGGCGAGGACGCGGCCGCGCGGATCGCTGGAGCGTTCGCCACCATCGAGATCGACGCGCAGATCGCGGCGCTGAACGCGCGCATGGCGGGCCTGAACGGGCTGGCGAGCGGAAGCGACATCAGCGCCAGCCCCGCGCGCGACACCGACGCCATCTTCCGCGAGGCGAACCTGAACCGCGAGGACTTCGTGATCCGCGACGGCAGCATCTACCCCGCCAACGCGGACGTGCTGGGAACGTCTGGGGGCATGACGCCCGAGCAGCACAACGCGTACCTGCGGATCAAGGCCGAGTGGGAACGCGACACCGCTGTGATCACCGCCAACGCCCGCGTGATGGCGGACGCGACCGCCGAGATGGCGGTGCTAGAGGAGGACTTGCGCGTCCTGTACGGCGAGCGCGAGGCGCTGCTGCGCGCCGCCGTCGGCGCCACCGGCGACGCGGTCGACACCCTCGACGGCCCGCCCCCGGACCCGGCCCCGGCGCCCACCGCCACCGGCGACGACCCCGCGGTAGCGGCCGCCAAGTCGCGCGCCGAAGCCATCGCCGAAGCCACCGCCCGCAACGGCCAGCGCGTCCTCGACGAACTCCTCGACCTGGAGGCGGCGCAGGTCGCCGCGGTCGAGGCCGCCACCGCCGAGCGCGTCGAGGCCGAGGAGGCACGCGCGGCCGCCATCGAAGCCGTCCGCGAACGGCACGGCGAACGCGTCCTCGACCAACTCCTCGACATCGAAGCCGCGCAGGCCGATCAGGTGCTGGCCGCCGAAGCCGCGGCCGCCACCGCCGCCGAGGAGGCCGCCGCCGAAGCCGAGGCCGCGCGCATCGCGGAGGCCGAGCGGACGCAGGCGCACTACCTCACGGCGCTCCTCGGGATCGAGACGGCGCAGAACGACCACCACCTCGCCCTGGCGGTCGCCGAGGCGGAGGCCGCCCTGGCGCGGCAGGCAGCGATGGACGCCGCCGCCGAGCGCAACCACGACCGGGTGGTCGCGGAACTCCTCGACATCGAAGCGGCGCAAGCGGCGCACCATGCGCGCGTCCTCGCCGCCGACGCCGCCGCCGCCGCACGCCGCCAGGCTGCGGAGGACGCCCGCGCCGCGCGCGTCGCCGCGATGCGCACCACCGCCAGCCCCGCGACCCTCGCCGCGCAAGCGGCGTACAGCGACAGCCGCAGGATCGCCGCGGACCCCGCCCTCCTCGCCCGCGACGACGCTGAGCGCGCCCGTGCCGCCCGCCAGGCGACGCAGGCCGCCCGCGAGGCCGCCACCATGCGCTACGGCACCTATGGCGCGGAGTACACGAACCGCGCGACGAACGACCCGCGCACCGCCAGCGTCGCCATCCCGATCCCTGGGGTGACGGCGACCGTCGCGCCGGTCAAGGCGACGCCCCAGGAGGAACTGGACGCCCGCGCGGCCCTGGTCGAGGACCTGACCACCTTCAGCGCCGACGACGGCCCCCTGCGCGGCTTTGGCGAGGCGCTGCTGGGCGTCACGAAGGACAGCATCCCCGGCCTGAGCGGCGCCCTAGACGGCTTCGTCACCGGCGGCCCCCTCGGCGCCCTCATCGGCGGGTTCATGGACCTCTTGCAGCGCAGCGAGGGGTTCACGCGCCTCATGGACGCCCTCGGCGTCCTCATGGAGCCGCTGGTGGCGCTTGTCGGCCAGGCCGCCGACGCGCTGCTGCCGCTGATCGACGCCATCCTGCCGCTGGTCGACATCCTCGTCGGGATGCTCCAGCCCGCCTTCGCGCTGATCGGCTGGGTGGCGAGGGGCCTGGCGGCCGTCCTCACGGGGGTGGTGGACGTGCTGGTCGGCGTGTGGAACTTCCTATTTGGGTGGCTCTACCGGATCGAGCGACGCACGCTGCCCGACCCCGAGGGGGAACCCGACCCCGAGCCTGAGCCGACGCCCGCGGCGCGCGCGGCGTCCATGAACTTCGGCAGCGTCACCGGGGGCGTGCAGTTGGCGGTGGCGACGCCGCTGGTCGAGGCCGCCAGCACGCTCATGGAGGCCGCCGAGATCATCCGCGCGGTGTTCAGCGACCCCGCCGTGCGCGCCGGGCGCGGCAGCACCTTCGGGGACAGCGTCGACCGCTTCGGCCAGTACGTCGACCGCCTCGTCACCGAGGGGATCACCGTCAGCGTCGCGGGCGCGGGCGGCAGCACGGGCGGCACCAGCACCGCCGCGCTTAGGGGCCTGTGATGGCGTTCGACTACTTCTGGAGCATGACCGTCTGGGCGAGCGACGGCACGTACAAGGGGATGCACCGCTCGGACATCCCGCCGCTGACGGGCACGCCGGGGATCGTCTCCCTCGACTCGTTCAGCGTCGACGCGGCGGGCGGTTGCATCGACGCGACGTTCACGGCGGTCCCGAGCCTCGTCGACATCGCGCCGCGCGACATCATCCTCTTGCAACTCGGCACCGTGGGCGGCGCGGCCGTCGACCGCTGGAAGGGCATGATCACTCAGGCGGGCAACCCGCGCGCGCCTGGCGCGCAGACGTACCGCGCGGTCGGCCTGCGCCGCCGGTTCTACGAGAGTTCCGTGCCCCTGTACGACACCGCTGGCGGCGACGTTGGCACCATCGTGCGGATCATGCTGAACTACCTGACGATGCCCGCGGGCGTCACGTTCAGCACGGCGAACACCCCGCTGCAGGAGTTCGTGGCGGGCATCCGCTACCCCGGTCTGGAGACGGTCGGCGACTACCTCGACGCGTACGCGGCGATGGTCCCGGCGTTCGTGGTCCCCACCGGCAGCACGTACACCTACGACGGCACGACCTACACCGCGGGGCAGACCGTCCCCGCGACGGTGTGGGGCGTGAACGCGAGCGGGGAGGTGTTCTTCAGGCGGCCGAAGGCGACGGCGGCGACGGCGAGCGAGATCGCCGACGGCACGCTGGTCGAGTGGACGCCGCTGAGCGCCGAGGAGAAAGCCGACGCGGCGTGGCTGGTGTACGCGGGCGGGCTGGACCTGCGGAACCTGCGCGCGGTGAAGGTAGCCGTCGGCGGCGGCGTGGTCGCGGTGGACCCCAGCGTGCAGCCTGCGGCGCCGGTCGCGCGGCTGCTCGGCAGCGGCGCGAGCAGCAGCCGGTCCGTGCGCACCGAGCGGGTGGTGCAACTGGACAACCCGCTAGACTTCATGGCGGAGGCGCCTCTGGTCGTCTCGATCCCCGCCCTCGGCGGCACGTGGTCGGGCATCCAGTCCGCCACCGACGCCAGCGACACGACGTACGCGTCGACGACCGGGTACGGCACGCTGCGCTTCACGGTCGGCGGCATGGGGAACGTCGTGACAAAGTTCACGGGCATCTGGCGCGTGAAGTTGCGCGTCCAGGACCTCACCGATGACTTCAGCAACCAAGTGTATGCCTACATCGGGCGGACGCAGGCGCTCGGCACCGACTACACCGCCGCCTGGTACCGCGTGCCCGCCGAAGGCACCGGCCAGGATGTCGAGATGTTCGTCGTCGCCGCGCCCTTCCACGAGGAGACGGGCACCTACCCCCACGACGCCGCCTACCTCGACGTGACCGTCACCGGCACCGGGAGCAACGCCGCGCGCATCTACGACGTGTCGTTCTACGTGCCCGACAGCGACACGGTCGACACCGGCTCGGGGGCGGTGGCGCTCGGCACCGCCAGCGAGCGGATCGCCAGCGCGTACGAACGCGCGCCAGCGCCCGAAGCGGCCGCCGTGACGATCTACGGCATCCGCAGCGCGACGCAGACGCTGACCCTCACGCCGCGCAGCGGGGGCGCCATGACCCTCCCCATCGAACGCACCGAGTACCGCGTCACCCGAAAGGAGGGCGTCGTGAGCATCTTCCACGTCGGCCAGGCGTGGGACGCCAGCCTGGAGGCCGAGCGCGTGATCCTGGAGCGCCTGGCGCGCCGGGCTGTCGCTGAAGGGGGAGCGAACCGATGAGCAGCCTGAGCGTCTATTCGGGCGGCACGTTCTACGTCGTCGACCGTTGGAACTTCGCCAGCAACACCATGCAGGTCGACCGCACCGTCCAGCGGGCGCCCTACTCGACCGACTGGTACGCCGTCGGCGACGGCGGCTGGTCGCCGACGCCGCTGGTGATCGAGGCGCGCATCAT